TTGTATACTCGCCATTTTATTACCTCGCTATATTTAAACCTAGTATGACACAACCATTTTAAAAGTCAATGTCACATTCTGACGCACCTAGCAATTATCTGCTAGATGCTAATTTCATAAATTTTTCGTAATCGGGGTGGGCTTGAGCCTTGCGAAGCAAAGCAACACGACCACCATCTGAAAGCCTTTGTTTTTCAGATTTAAAGACATAACCTGTAAAAACAGATTTTGCCGAACTCTCATATTTATCTTTTTGACCATTGAAAATCGGTGCTTTGCCAATCGGTAAAAAGCCACGACCAATAATCCCCATTCTTGATTTCATAACAACCTCACAATCTTTAACCATTATGGCACAACCAATCTGAAAGTCAAGAAGTATTTTCATAGTGCGACCAAAATGTACAAAGTAATAAATTATGACCGACTAATTAACTTAAATAATCTAAATTAATAACATCAGATTAGTTGTTTAAAGTAGGTTAATTCTGACAGAATAAAAAATTAAATCAAGTAAAAAACGCATTTGTGCGACATTCTGCCACACTGCGACAATTTGCCGAGTAAATGCGACACTATATCCTGCGACAAAATGCCTCATGTGACATATTGTCGCACCTTATTTTGGGCGTGGGGTGCCCTACGATTTACACGCATCATTTTTTCTTCCTAGATAACTCTAGGCATTAGCCCCCGAAGGGGCTAGTGTCTAAATTTATCTTTGTTCGTGTGCGACAATTCGCCCACACCAATGTGTGTCAGTTTGCCACAGTTTCCATACAGGTGCGACTTTTTGCCCCATGTAGATTTGACTTTTATTTTTAACCCTACGCTTAAACCAAGAGTAAGATTTTGAAGATACAAAAACTGTATCAGATTTTTTTAATCTAACCATGTTAAAATTGTAGCACGATTTAAAAAATAAATCAAATGGTCAGATTGTCGCAGGTGTTTTGGGGTGGTGTTCGTAGTTTGTTCTTTTTTGGAGAGTCCTAGTAAGTAATAAATTATTACGACCAGCAACTAGGTTATAGTATATGGCTTTCGTATACCTAGACGGGGTTTAAGGATATACCCCCCACCCCCAAAAACTTGCCTTGCCGTGCACATACATATGCATCAAAAAAAATTTTAGCAAAAATTTGGACCTTGAGATTTCGCGTGCCCCCTTTTTGCGAGGGGGTATGCCCGAAGGCATTTCTAACCCCCTCTTCTTACAGGAGACACCCTCGGGGAGAGGGATGCTGTAATGCTACCATAAGAACCCTTGTTTATGCAAGAGGTGTATGTTATAATTTTTTTACATGGATACAAATAAACCCTTGACAGGAAGACAAGAACTCTTCTGTCAGGAATACATCAAAGATCTAAATTCAAAGGCTGCGGCTAAACGGGCAGGCTACTCTGATAAAGTAGCTGATGCAAAGTCCTATCAGTTCTTGAGAATGGAACGTATTAAGAATAGAATCTCAGAACTTAAACAGGAATCAATGCGTAGATTACAGCTTGATGCAGATGATATATTGAGAAGGTTAGTACGTATCGCAGATCAGACAGAACAGACAGGTGACTATAATGCTGCTATTAGAAGTCTAGAATTATTAGGAAAACACAAAGCATTGTGGACTGATAAGACTATAAACGAAACAACTTTAGTAAATGCATTTGCATCTGGTAACTCTGAAGAAGATATACAGCGAGATGTAGAACGCTTAAAAAGAATAGCTACACCTAAACTAAAAGTCATACCAGGAGACAAGAAATGATTTTAACACCTAAGCTCGAGCCGTACGCAGGACAAACGAATATAGATATTTATTCACAGATAGTTTTGTGGGGCGGAGTTGCATACATCAGAAGATAGAGACGCAGCCACAAGGCTAGCAGTTAAGCAAGCGCGCGAAGATTTACTAGCATTTGTAATGCTAATGAATCCTAGTTTTAATGTAGGACCACATCATCGTTTACTTTGTGACCAACTCATGCAGTTGGAACAAGGAGAAACTGATAGACTTATGGTTTTTGTTTCTCCGCGTTCTTCTAAGTCACTAATCACATCAACATATTTCCCCGCTTGGGCGCTAGGTCGTAATCCTTATTGGCAAGAAATAGCAGTATCTCACTCAGATGACCTAGCAACTAAGTTTGGTAGAGCTATTCGTGATATAATAAATACTACAGCATACAATACAATCTTTCCAAAAGTAAAAATTAGAAAAGATAATAGAGCTGCAAACTCTTGGGCACTAGAAGAAGGGGGCAAACAAGCGGGAAGTTTCTTAGCAGCTGGTTCTGGATCTGGTATTGCAGGTTTTGGTGCGCACTTAGCTATCATTGATGACCCTATATCAGAGCAAGATGCGTTTTCAAAGACCAGAAGAGAGCAATTAAACGAGTGGTATTCCTCTGGTTTGCGTACAAGACTCATGCCAGGAGGAAAAGTTGTGCTAGTTATGACAAGATGGCATGAAAATGACCTAGCTGGTCACCTTTTAAAGCAACAAGAAGCGTCACCACTAGCAGATAAGTGGTCTGTTGTGCGAATACCTGCAATAAATACTGCAGAATCTGCAAAACAATTAGAAAAAGCCAGAAATTTTTTGATAGATCAAGGGTATTTACAGGAATCTTACCCCAAACCTAAGTTAGGTCACTCTTTTTGGGAGGCACCTGACCGTGAAAATGGTTTTTGCTGGGCAACAGAGGACATAATACGTACAAAAAACAATACACCTGCTTTTAAATTTGATGCATTGTACTTACAAAACCCATCATCAGAAACTGGGGGCATAATACAAGTAGATTATTGGCAAGATTGGTCTAGTGAAGACCCTCCTCAGTGTGATTTTATAATACAATCATGGGATACTGCGTTTTCTACTAGAACAACAGCAGATTATTCTGTAGTTACTACGTGGGGTATATTTAAAAAAGATGAACTTAGTTTAGCTAACATGGTTTTACTTGGTATGGAGAAAGGTCGCTGGGATTTTCCTACACTCAGACAGAAAGCCGTGGATAAATTTATAAAACACAAGCCAGATTCTGTGGTTATTGAGAAAAAAGCTTCTGGTCAATCATTAATTCAGGATTTAAGATTAGCAGGTTTACCAATTCAAGAGTATCAACCTGATAGAGACAAAGTAGCTAGAGCATATGCAGTAAGTTCTTTGTTTCACAACTCTAGAATCTTTGCTCCTTTATTAAAAAACTGGGCAAAAGAAACTGTAGAAGAGTGTAGGCAGTTTCCATCAGGACCCCATGACGATATTGTAGACTCTGTTACACAAGCAATATTATACGTTAGAAATGGTGGTTACTTAGAACACAGTGATAATTCATGGCTTGACTTAGATGAGTCAGCAGTGTATAATAGAAAACGCAGACGTTATTATTAAGGATTGATACATGGCAGTAGAAAAACAAATTGATATTACAGAAGGAGATAACCTATCTCTTTTTGAAGATTTACCAGAACAAGCAACAGAAGTAACAGAAACACCTGATGGGGGTGCTGAAGTTACAATAGAAAACAAAGCGTTAATGGAAGAAGCAGACGCTATGGGTTTATTTGATGATAATGAAACAGATCCAGAAGCAATGCAGCATGATGCTAATCTTGTAAAATTTATAGATGAAAAAGAATTAGGATCTATTGCAAGTGAGTTACAAGATTCTTTTGAAAGAGATAAACAATCAAGAGATGAATATGATTCTATAGCAGAAGAAGGTATAGACTTATTAGGTTTTAAATCAGAAGATAGTGATGAACCATTTCCTGGAGCATGTGCATCTTCACATCCAGTATTATCACAAGCAGTCGTAAAGTTTCAAGCAAAAGCTTATAAAGAATTATTTCCTACAGAAGGACCAGTACGTACTCGTATAGTTGGTTTACAAACACAACAAAAGATGGAGCAGGCTAATCGTGTGCGCCATTTTATGAATTATCAAACACAAATTCAAATGCCAGAGTATGGTCCTGAATTAGATCGTTTATTATTTTACGTAGCGTTGTATGGTTCTGCTTTTAAGAAAACATATTGGGATGTTAATTTAGGTAGACCAAGAACTGAATATATTAAAGCACAAGATTTTTATATAGACTATTATGCATCTGATTTAGAAAACGCTGAAAGATTTACTCACAAGTATTCAATGTCTATGAATGAAATTAAAAAATTTCAAATGGCTGGAACATTTGCAGACATAGATGTTAATTCAAGTCAGATAGATGAAACATCAGCAGAATCTTCATCTGATGAAATACTAGGTGTTACAAAACCTTACGGTGATACAGATCGTGTAGAAATTTTAGAGATGCATGTTAACTTAGACTTACCAGGATTTGAAGATCCTAATGGTTTAAAACTTCCATATGTAGTGCACATGACTGATGAAGGAAAAGTTTTAGCAATCAGAAGAAACTGGAATGTTGAAGACATGAAGAAAGAAAAGAAAATGTACTTTACACATTACTACATGATTCCTGGTTTAGGTTTTTATGGTTACGGTTATCTACATTTAATTGGTGGTTTAACTAAAACAGCAACTTCATCAATGAGACAATTAATAGATGCTGGAACATTTTCAAATTTACCTGGTGGTTTTAAAGCTCATGGACTTAGAGTATTAGCACCAGATGAACCTATTGCTCCTGGTGAATGGAGAGAGGTTAACAGTCCTGCAGGTGATTTAGGTAAATCATTACAACCTTTACCATTTAAAGAACCTTCAGGAACTTTATTTAATTTAATGCAGTATGTAGTAAATGCTGCTAAAGAGTTTGCTGACTCGACCGACAATATAGTAGACCAAGCTTCAAACTATGGTCCAGTCGGTACAACTATGGCTCTGCTTGAACAGAGTTCTAAGTTGTTCAGCGCTGTGCACAAGCGTCTGCATAACGCTCAATCCAAAGACCTGCGAATCTTAGCGAGACTAGATTTTGAGTATCTTCCTGATCTGTACCCGTATGAAGTCGCAGGTGGTGCACAGCAAGTTTTTAGAAATGATTTTAATTTAAAATCAATTGATGTCTTGCCAGTATCAGATCCTAATATGCCAACTGAAGCACATAGGATTGCTAAGATAAATGCTATTATGCAAATAGCTCAACAAAATCCACAAGCATATAACATGGAACAAATTGGGATGGAACTATTTGCAGCTATGGGTATTGACGAACCACAAAGATATTTAAAACAAAGTATGCAACCTATAACAGCTGACCCTGTTACTGAAAATATGGCAGCTATGAAGGGGGCACCTTTAGCGCCAAGACAAGATCAAAACCATGATGCACACATTGTAGCGCATGCTGCTATGCTTAATAACGTAGCATATAAAGAAAATACTGTAATGCTTCAAGCTTTATCCTCACATATACAAGATCATATGGCTATGAAATATAGAGGTGCGGTAGCTCAAATGATAGGCGATCCGCAAATAGTTCAAGCTATGATGTCAGGACAACCATTACCTCCTGATTTAGAAAACCAAGTAGCATTACTTACAGCTAATGCTTCTGATTCTATTATGAAGTTAGATGAAGAAAAACAAAAAATTATGTCTGGTGAAAAGAAAGATACAGCAGAACAACAATTAGATTTACAAAGACAAGATTTAGAATTACGTAAAGCTAAGTTAGCATTAGATGCTAAAAAACATCAAGATGAAATATCTTTAGAAGAAGCTAAAGTTATGATTAATGATGAAAATACAGACTTAGAAAGAGATCGTAAGATGGCAGCAGATGCTATGGATATGGCTAAGTCTGGAATAAAAGATGCAAAGATAATGATTAAGAAAGATATGATGTAATGGCTGCAGATCCTAGACTAAAACGTGCAGGAGTAAGTGGTTATAATAAACCTAAAAGAACTCCTAATCATCCTAAAAAATCTCATGTTGTTGTAGCAAAAGAAGGTAACAAAGTTAAAACAATTAGATACGGACAACAAGGCGTATCAGGCGCTGGCAAAAATCCAAAGACTGCAAAAGACAAAGCAAGAAGAAAATCTTTTAAAGCAAGACACGCAAAGAATATAGCAAAAGGAAAAATGTCAGCAGCTTACTGGGCTAATAAAAGTAAGTGGTAGTGAAAGAGTTTAGATTATTATTTTTTATATTGTTAGCTTTTGGATTTGTAGCAATAGCTACAGATACAAGAGCTGAGACGAATACCGTGTCGAGCACGGTTGTAACTAACTCGACCCCGCCTACTGCAAATGCACCTTCTATAATAAATTCTAATAGTGATATATGTAAAGTGGGTGTTGGAGGAAGTGTACAAAATAACGTATTAGGTTTAGCTACAGGAATATTAGTAGACGATGAACTTTGTCAAAGTTTAAAACTATCTCGTTCTTTATACTCAATGGGAATGAAAGTTGCAGCAGTATCAGTCTTATGTCAAGATCCACGAGTGTTTGATGCAATGACTGATGCAGGAACCCCGTGTCCATATAATGGTATGATTGGTGCCGAAGCACAACAAGCTTGGTTAGATAATGCAGATGAAATTCCAAATGGTAGTAAATACAAAGCAGATTATATTGAAGCAAGAGTAGAAGAACAACCAAAAGGAGATAATGATGCTCTTAAGAATTTTGGTCTTATGGCTCTTTCTTTGTTACTCTTATTCTAAAGCAGATTGCTTACCTGACGTAGAAGGTCTTTGTACTCCAGGTGTAACGATTACAGAAGAAGAAAATGTTGTCATTACAGAAGAGGATAAAGGCACAGAAATAGTAACTACTACCACAACCACCACTACAACTACTACTACAACTGTTACTAACGAAGACTCAGGTAATATTTTAGATAGCTCAAATGGTTATGTAGGTACTCAAGATGATGGTGATATGCGAACAGATTGGGGTGGGCAAGGTCCTGCCTCTATGCCAACTGGCAATACATGCGGAGAGCTAGGAGCAGATAGATGCGCACAGATTACTGGATCTGGTAATAGCACCTCAACAATGGGTGTGCCAGGTATGGGTACAACCTTTATAATTAATAATATTAATATTTCTGATTTAGAAATAGATAAAGGTGGTGAGGTAAGATATACAATAGAAGTAGATAAACGAGATGCTCAAGATAGAATATACATGCACATCACGGGGCGTAATGGATCTAACACAGTTTTTCAAGGAACTGATATTTTGTCTGAATCTGGAATTGCATCAGGTTACCAGTCATACAGTGGGTCTTTTGATTTCAGTGGTGTTTTAAATAGAATAACTGTTGAAGTAGGTGGGCGAGATATTAATCTTGGTATTGGACCTTTATTTGATGATGTAACTGTTAATGTATTTTATAATGTTATAAATACAATTATTACACAGCAGATAACAACAGTAGAAGAAATATATTATTTAAATATATTTGATCCTATAGAGATAGAGTTTGTAGAAGAAGTATTTGAATATAACGATATTAGTTTAGATGACGCAGGTGAAATAGAATTTGTTCCTATTGAACCACAACCAGAAGAAGTATCGTATGAAACTGTAGAGTTAGAAATACAAGAGTTTGAAATAGACATCCCTGAACCAGAAGTAGCTAATATAGAAGTGGAAGCTGAAATGGAAATAGAGATGGAGATGGAAATGGAAGTAGCACAATTAGAAGAGACAGTAGATGAACAACCAACAGAAGAAGAAACAACCGAACCCGATAGCGAAACTACTGAAGAACCCGTTATGGAAGTTGAGGATAGTACCGAGCAAGAAGATATACAACAGGAAGAAGTTGAAGAACCCAAAGAACCTGTAAAAGAACCTAGTGCAAAAGAAAAAGCTGCAACTAAAATAGTAAAAAAGATGGATGATAAAGCAAGATATGATGAATCTAATCAAATGAAAACTTTAATTGTAATGCAAATACTAGGGAATACTAAAACATTTTTTGATACTCAGTCAACAATACAAGATACAAATGTTAATGAGTACTTAAATAAAACAATAGATGATCAATATGGTGATCTATTTATAGCAGAACAAGGACAAATAATGGAGGATATAATAAATGCCCAGTATTGAATATAGCGGAATGAAGGTATCTGGAGGAAAGGTGTTTGCTATCCTTACTCTTTTATCTGCACTAGGTGGTGCTGCATGGACTGGTTTTACTTTTTATCAGGATTACCTTGATATGAAGGAAAAGATAACTCTGTATACCGAGCCAGACCTCTCGCAATATGATGAGGGTATGGCAGTATTAAAATCAGAGATAGATATGATACTTCAAGAAATAACCATAATATCAGATGTAGCTCGTGATATGCGTTCAGATATGAAAGCTGATTTACGTCAGATGAACGGAGACATACGACACATAACTGAGATTGTGAATGACGTGGAAGATAGGCAGAAAGAAGACGCTAGAGAACTTTTAGATGAAATGAAGTTACTTGAAGAAGGCCTAGATATTAAAATAGATAAAGCTTTAAATAATCCCTTATCGGGGTTGACATCTAAGAAATAGTTACTATATAATAACTATAGCTGCCGTAAGGAGCTAATAAACTTCGCTTGCAAAGGAGGTATATTATGACAAGCTTAGAACAATACAATCCGTTTTGGATAGGATTTGATGATATATTCAAGAGGATGAACTCATTCGAGTACACATCATTCCCACCATACAACATAAAAAAAGTAGACTCTGAAAACTATGAGATCGAAATGGCTATCGCTGGTTTTACCAAAGATGATGTAAAAGTTAAGTATGCAGAAAATACTTTAACAATTACAGGTAAAAAGAAAGATAAACAAGACTCAAAAGAACTTCTACATAAAGGAATATCTGAAAAGAACTTTACTAAAAAGTTTGAATTAGCTGATGACTTTGTAGTAGAAGATGCAGGGTTGCAAGATGGATTACTTTGTGTTAAACTTAAGAAGATAATTCCTGAAGAAAAAAGGGAAAAGATTATCGACATTAAGTAATCTCACTTTCGGGGGTGCTATAAAGGTGCCCCCTTTTACAGGAGAATAAATGTTAGATCAAGTTAAAGTATACAAAGAACGTATGCAGAAAGTTTTGGCTGAAGCAATACAAGCCAATAATCAGCAACTACTAAGTGGTAGTACTGATGACTATGCTGGCTACAAATTTTTAGTTGGCATAGGTCAGACATTAAACGATATGTCTGATAGATTAGAAACTGAGTATAAGCAATTATACAAAGATATTGCAGGAGGAACAGATGAATAAACTACCAAAACCACAAGGTTATCGTATGTTACTTAAACCTTGGGAACCACCAGCAGCTACATCAGGCGGAATACTTTTGTCGGATCAGACTAGAGAACTAGCCAAATTTGCATGTGTGGTATCACAAGTAGTAGATATGGGTCCAGAATGTTATAAAGATATGGACAAATCATCTACCACATGGTGTAAAGTAGGAGACTATGTTTTAACAGGTAAGTATGTAGGACTTAAATTTAAATATGAGAATGAAGATTATTCTGTCATAAATGATGATGAAGTCGTTGCTATAGTTCCTGAACCAGATAAAATAAAGCATAGATAAGTACTTGCAATATGACCACAAAATGTGGTATTATATTGCACATAGCGTGAAACGCAGTTCGCAACTGACGGAGGTATAAATGATAGAAGACCCAAAAAAAGAAGAAGATCTTAACGAAGAAATAGAAGTTGAGATTGATGAAGAGGGGCACACAGAAAGCCCATCTGAAGAGCAGCCAGCTCCAGAACCAGAAACTCCCGAAACAGAAAAGGAAGAAGAAGAAGAGCTAGATGAAGAGCCTGAAAAGGAAGAAGACTCTACGGAACCTGAATCTGAAGAAGAAGAATCTGATGATAAAAAAGTATATGGCAAACGAGCTGAAAAACGCATAAAGCGTTTAGTAAAACAGCGTAAAGAACTACAAGAAAAGCTTGATGCACTTGAAAAAGAAAAACAAAAGTTTCAAGAAGAGCGTGAAGAACTAGCTGGTAGAACTGCTGAGTCTGAACTTGAAGCTGTAAAGCAATATGGTAATAGACTAAAAGCTCAAGAGAAAGAAATATTAGCTACTTTAAAAGATGCTAAAGCACAAGGTGATGTAGACAAAGAAATAGAAGCAACAGATAAATTAGCTTCTGTAAAAGCTGAAGCCTTAATTGTAAAGCAATACGAACAAAGAGCTAGTAAAACTTCCACAACTAAAAAAGTTTCTGCTGAAGAAACTGCTAGTAAGCCAGAAGAAAAAGCTACTGTTCCAGATAGAAGAGCTATTCAATGGCAAAAAAGAAACTCTTGGTTTGGTGGTAATGACCAAAGCCAAAAGATTATGACTCAAGCTGCTATGGTAATACATAAGGAGTTAATAGAAGAAGGAGTTTATCCTGACGCTGATCCTGATGAGTACTATAGTGAATTAGATGCTAGAATCAGAAATGAGTTTCCTGAAAAATTTAAAGCAGAAAAGTCAGCGAAAAAAGTACAGGTAGTTGCGGGGGGAACGCGTACTTCCCCAAGTGGCAAACAAAAAGTCACATTGACTAAATCAGAAGTAGAGACTGCTAATAAATTAGGAGTATCTTTACAAGAATACGCGAAACAAAAAATGCGCAGAGATCAAGCTGCGGGATAAGGAGTAGATGAATGACACAGGCTACTAAGACAACTCGAAAGACGCGAGCATCGGGTACTCGCAAGAAAACATGGGCACCACCAAGTCGATTGGAAACTCCAAAAGCTCCTGATGGTGTACATTATAGATGGGTTCGAAATGAACTATTAGGTGAGGATCACTCAGGTAATGTTCACGAAAGAAGCCGTCAAGGATACGAACCAGTTAAACCAGAAGAGCTTGGCGTTGGCTGGCAAGCGGATGTTTTAGACACAGGTAAACATGCGGGAACTGTTAGATCAGGTGATTTGATTCTAATGAAGGTTGACCAAGAAATTGCAGACCAAAGAAACGATTACTTCTCTAACAAGACCAAAGCTGCAGAGGGAGCGGTCAACTCTGAGTTGCAGAAAAACAATAGCGCTGTTGCACCTATAAGCCAAGACGAACAGTCCTCAGTCTCAGTAGGCGGAGGAAAAGAAGCAAAGTTCGAGGATTAATTTATTTGCCTCTAGCTTTGCATAACACTAACAAACGGAGGTAAACATGGCAGGTTTTGGATTAAGTCCAGTAAAACATGCGAAAGGTGGAATTGTTAGAACTAACAATTTTGTCGGTCAAAATGGTTATAGAATCGCCACTACTGCTCCAACTGCATTCTTCGAAGGTGATCTCGTGACTCTAAGCTCAGGTAATATCGTAACAGATATGGGAGCTGCAAGTCCAGGCGCAGTCGTAGGTGTTTTCTGGGGTGCAGAATACCAAGACAACTCAACTGGTGAAGTTAAGTTTGTCAGAAGTATTCCTAACGGCACTGTAGCCAAAGAGAAGTACAAGTGTTATGTATATGATGACCCCGATGTAATCTTTAAGATTCAAGCGGATCAGGCATCATCTGCAATAGCAGCTACTAATGTAGGTAATAATGTACAGATCGTTGCTTCACCAACAGGTGATGCAATCACACATAAATCAGGTCTTGTTGCTGACTCATCAACAGTTGCTACAGGAAACGCAGGTTTCCCATTACAAGTATTAGGTAGTGCTGAAATAGATGACAGCTTCACATCTGCAGGAACCACTATGGACATTTTGGTGAAAATTAATACTCATCAGTTTGGCAATGGTGGCACTGGCGTAGCAGGTATATAGGAGGATAAACTATGGCTATAACTAGAGCACAGATCCTCAAAGAACTTGAGCCAGGTCTTAATGCGATTTTCGGTACTGAGTATAACAGATACGAAAATGAGCATGCCGTCTTGTTCGATGAGGAAACATCAAACAGAGCATTTGAAGAAGAAGTACTCTTCCCAGGCTTTGGAACAGCAGGTGAGAAATTTGAAGGCGCACCAGTCTCTTACGCAGAAACAGGTGAAGGCTTCGTATCACGATACACTCACAAAACTGTTGCATTAGCATTCTCATTAACTGAGGAAGCTATGGAAGATAACTTATATGATAAGTTGTCAACCAGACTAACCAAAGCATTAGCAAGAGCTATGGCTTCTGCAAAGCAGTTAACAGCTGCTAACGTTTATAACAACGCTTTTAGTACAGACTTTAAAGGCGGTGATGGACAACCATTAGTATCTAATGCGCACCCATTACAAAACGGTAGCACTGGTTCCAACAGACCAGCAACTATGGCTGACTTATCTGAAACATCTTTAGAAACAGCGTTAATTGATATCGCTGGATTTACAGATGACAGAGGAGTACCAGCAGCAATCGTTGGTAAAACATTGCACATTCCAAGACAGTTAGTATTTGTCGCTGAAAGACTTATGAAGTCTCCAAGCAGACCAGGTACTGCTGACAATGATATTAATGCAATCAACAACATGGGTATGTTACCTGGTGGTTACTATGTAAACCACAGGTTTAATGATACCGATGCTTTCTTTATTAGAACTGATTGTCCTAACGGAACAAAGATGTTCAATAGAGCTGCATTAACAACTAAAATGGAAGGTGACTTTGAAACAGGTAACGTAAGATACAAAGCCAGAGAGAGATATTCATTTGGATTCTCTGACTGGAGAGCTGTCTACGGTAACCAAGGAGCCTAATAAACTTATAGGTTGGGGGCTTAGTGCCCCCTTCCACTATTAACATTGACTAGCGAAAGCTAGATTATGAAAGGATAAACAATGGGAAGAACAACATTTTCAGGTCCATTAAGAGTAGGAAAAACTCAAAAAACAAGCGATGCAGAGTTTGCTGGTGCAGTATCTCTTGTCGCAACAGCCTATATGGCTGACCCAACAGCAGCAACTACAACAGTTCTTCGTAGAGGATCTAGTGCAACTGGAAGCTCTGCTGAAGCAGTTATCTTGCCTGCTAACGCAATCATCACAAAGATTGAAGCAGAAGCAGATGCAACTGGCGGTACAAACCCGACTTTTGATCTTGGCTTTATTGAAGTAACAACCGATAGCCCTACTTCAGATACTGATGGTATTATTGATAATGGTGACGCAGATGCAGGTCACACAGTCTTTGATTTTTCAACAGCAACTGTTGGAAATGACTTTGGCTTTGTAATGAGCTCAGACCATCCTGTTAAAATTACAGGTGGTGTAGGTGCTTCTGCTGCAACTGGTGGAAACATTAATCTAAGGATTCACTATCATGTTTACGATACTTCATTCGGAACTGATATAAGCGGAACCTAATAATTAAATATTAACTCGGTGGTGGGGTGTAATGACCCCACCCTTAAAAAGGAGAATATAACATGGCTTTAGTAACATATTTAGATGGTGCTAGAAAACTATTAAATCAGTACGTAATAGCTGCAGGAGATGCTACTGGTGCACAAAGTTTAAGTATAGATGTATCAGCTCTTGCTAAAAATAATGGCAAAGAATGTACACATGTATCTTTAAACAAAGTTTATTTTAATGTTCAAGTAACTGATAATGCAGATGCTGTAGAAATGCAGTGGGATGCGGATACTCAAAGACCATTCATAGTTTTGAATGGATATGATGATTATGACTTCAGCTCTGTAGGTGGTATATCACCAACAACTGCTGATAAAGCTGCCAGTGGTTATACTGGTGATGTTACAATTGTAAATCCAGCAAGAGCAGCTGGAGATACTATCTTCATTAAAATGGAGTGGATTAAACATTACGCTAACTAATGGCAACATCTGGCACACATACGTTCAATTTAGACGTTGCTGAGATTATACAAGAAGCCTACGAAAGAGTAGGCTTCGATGTTAAATCAGGATATGATTTAGTTACAGCAAGACGGTCTTTAAATTTATTATTAACTAAATGGGTTAATGAAGGTGTAAATTTATTTACACTAGATCTAACTACTCTAACTCTAACAAAAGATACAGCTACTGTAAATCTAGCAGCTAATCAGTATCTAGATATTATTGATGCTACTACAAGAGATACAAATTCATCTCCTGTGACTGACACAGAATGTGAAAGAATTAGTTTATCAGAATATCTTAACTATCCAAATAAAACAACTAGCGGTAAGCCTGTGCAATTTGCTGTTGAAAGAAACAGTCAATTTGATAATTCAGGTACAGCTAATCATAAAATTTATTTATTTCCTGTTCCAGATCAAACTTATTACCAACTACATTGTTGGACTATTAGGTATCCTCAAGATATAACAGATACCTATACACAAAATCCAGATGTACCTAGAAGATATCTGCCTGCTTTAATTAGTGGATTAGCTTTTGAATTAGCAAATAAAAATTCAGACAAAGTAGATGCTACAAGAAGAGCAGAACTAAAAGGTATATACAATGAAGAATGGCAGTTTGCAAAAGAAGAGGATAGAGAAAGAGCAAGTTTTTATATACAACCTAAGATTCGCGGGTACTAAGAGCGATGGCTAAAAGAGCTTCAGGTAAATATGCATATCTGATAGATGATCGTTCAGGCAGGAAGATACGATACAAAGATGCGCGAACAGAGTGGAATGGGCTTCGAGTTCACAAAAAAGATTGGGAGCCCAAACACCCACAACTAACTCCACCAAAGTTAGGACCAGAAGCAACTTCATTATACAATCCAAGACCAGATGCAGATGATGATAAAGTCACAGTAAGACTTGGTTCTTTATTTGGCAGAGGTACACCTAATACAGTAGCATCAATTGGCACTATTAATATAAACGTAGCTGAAGCTGTAGACAGTACTGTATTAACAACTGCTTTCACTTTACCAACATTTGCTACAGGTGTAACAACTGTTGGTTTAGGGTTGTCTTCTGCTGTAGGTTCTGCAGATGTAAGCACAGCGGAGAATGCAGATTCACAACTATTACAAGTAGCATTTACACTTCCAAACATAAGTGTTCTTGAAGAGGCAGATGGTTTAGCTTTATCTTCAGCATTTACAAGTCCGACATTTAGTGCTAGCTCTAATATAATATTAACAGGTCAATCTTCTGCTTCGGCTCATGGGGGCACTGGATTAAATTTTAATCTTACAGAAGTTCCTATAGGACAACCACTGTCAACTGGCATAGGATCGCTAACATTCCAAGCTAGTTCTCAGTTAGCTATAACAAGTCCAGCGGCTGCTACTGGAATTGGAACTATAAATATTAGCACAGAAGAAGACGTAGGCGGGTTGTCTTTAACATCAGCTCATGGTACAATATCAATTAGCATTGATAGCTCAGGCTGGGGTATCCAGACTTGGGGTCAGAATGTTTGGGGTACATAATTATGGGTTTAACATTTAATCAATTAAAACAAGGTATTCAGGATTTTTTAGAAAATTCTGCAGCTTCTTTTACTACTGCTACAGGTTCTGGCAAAGCACCTATAGAAGTATGTATAGAACTAGCAGAGCTTAGAATTGCCAAAGAAGTAGATCTTACAGCTTTCAGAAAAATAAATACTTTTAGTCTTACACAGAATGTATCTACAAAAGCAGTGCCTGAAGACATGGTAGTGCCCAGATATTTACGTATTCAAAACGGAGATTTTTTACTACAAAAAGACGAAACATTTATAAAAGAGTTTAACAAGAATCCTACTACTACAGGAACAGTTAGATTCTATGCTTTAAATCAAACTGGTTCTACTTACACCAGTAGTAACAGACAAACAAATTTCTTATTTGGACCAACTCCATCCCTTGCAACAACGATAGAAATAGGGTATACTATGAGAGTTCCAGGATTATCATCAAGTAATCAAAACACTTATCTTGGTGATAGAGCCCCAGATGCTATTCTGTATGGATCATTAATAGAAGCAGTAGCTTTTATGAAAGAGATCCCACAACAGATAGAAATGTGGAATGGCTATTACAGTCGTGCATTACAAACATTAGCAAATGAGGAACAAATAAGAATGCGAAATGATGAGTTTCGTAACGGTGAACTAAAAACAATGACGAGAGGACAATAAGCATGGCTATTACATCAGCAATCGCTAATAGCTTTAAACAGGAAATCTTAGTAGGCACTCACAACTTCACAGCAAGTTCTGGGCACACTTTTAAGTTAGCCCTTATTAAAGCGAACGCATCGCAATCTGGTACATACAATGCTAGCACAACAAACTACTCGGATGTTACAGGAAACAGTGATGAACTTCCAAACGGCAGTGGTTATACTACAGGAGGAAATACTTTAACAAGTTCTACTCCAGTATTAGATAGCTCTACAGCTGTTTGTGATTTTGCAAACACATCGTTTTCAAGTGCTACATTTACTACAAGAGGTTGCATAATTTACAATACATCAGCATCTAACAAAGCCGTAATGGTATTAGATTTTGGTGCAGACTATTCGGTTTCTAATGGTACGTTTACCATTGAGTTCCCAACAGCAAACGCTAGTAACGCAATCATAAGGATTAGTTAATGGCTTCTACTTGGAGTGCTGGTGGATTAAACGTACGTTTAATGACCACAGGTGAAAATGATGGAACCTGGGGTGATCAAACTAATGACAATTTAAAACGTTTAGAAAATAAAATAACAGGTTTTGCAACTGTTAGTTTATCAGGAACTTCACACACTCTAACATTTACAAGTAACCCTACATCTTATACAGATGAAGACGGAAGAAACTTTGTCCTTAACTTTACTGGTTCACCAGGGGGCACTTGTACAGTAACTATACCAGCGCGTGAAAACGTATACTTGGTACAAAACAATACTGCTAACAGTTTAATTTTTACTGTAGGTAGTGGCACAACATTTACTGTTCCTGCAGCAAGAGATGCATTTATAACTTGTGATGGTTCAGGTGTATTTAACGCACTAGCTGATTTACAAGTAACAACTGTAAATGGTGTAGATGTTGGCAATGCAGCAACGAAAGGATTCGCTATAGCTTTAGCTGTGGCATTATAAGGAGGAATAGATGGCACAAGATTTTGAGAGAGCTGTAGCATTTGACTCTAGTGGTGATGTTAATATAGGCACAACTGCTAGAAGTATCATCACCTCAAACTCTGACGATGCAATCATAGGAATTAGATTATCTAATATTACAAACGCTACTATCAAAGCTGATGTTTATATAACATCTTCTGCTAGTGGTGGTTCTGCTGATTCTTATATTGTAAAGAACGCCCCTGTACCAGCAGGTGGTTCATTAGAGTTAATTGATGGGGGCGCGAAAGTGGTCCTTCAAAGTGGTGATGTTTTAAAAGCTAAGTCAGACACAGCAGACAGTTTAAACGTGTGGGTATCTTTTATAGATAGCATAAGCACATAGGAGTAACATGGGATATTTAGGTAATCCAGTAACAAAAGATTTCACAAGCAGTACATCTGTTCAAACTATATCAGGTGATGGTTCTTCTGCATATGCACTATCAACAAGTGTAGCTGTGCCAGAAGATATTGCAGTTCTTCGTAATGGTGTTCGCCAAAAACCTACGACTGACTATACAGTAGCAGGCAGTCAAATAACTTTTACAACAGCTTTAGCAGGTACCGATACTTGTTTTGTTATATTTTTAAATAGTGTTGTTGGTACAAACGTACCAGGCAACGATTCAATAACAGCACCTATGATGACATCATTTAATGGTGTATATGAAAACCTAGCAACAATAACATCAACTGTATCAGTGGGTGCAAGTGATAATGCATTCTTGGCAGGACCTGTAACCTTTACAGGAACAGTCACGGTGGAGGGTAATCTTACTGTAGTATGAGCACACTTGAAGTAAATAGCATTGCACCAGTTACAGGAAGTTCAGATGTCACTCTTGGTGGTTCATCTAAAAATATTAAGTTTGCTAGTGGTACAACCGTAGACTTTTCTACTAATACACCAACACTAAGTGGCATACCTTTAAGTGGCACAGGTAATGGATTTTACAGTAGACCAAATAATAGTGGCTCATGGAGTTCTACACAATCAATTAGTGCGGGATCTTTTACTAAAATTACAGCTTGGGAAAATCCAACTACTATTGGTTCAGGTGTATCTTATAACAGTGGTACTATAACTGTTACTAACGCAGGATTATATCTTGTTCATTGTGAAGCAGAATCAAGCACAACTTCTCAGACAGGACAAGTAATTAAAATGACAATAGAAGGATCTAATAATTTTTCTGCTGGTGGTAGAAATGAAATATGCAGTTTAAAATGTTATGCAGACATGGGCGATAATTTAAGAATTGGTGGTGCTAAAGTAATATCGTGTGACGCTAGCGATACAATAGAGTTTGCATACAGGCACGATAATGGACCAAGCACTGTAGTAGTGAGAAACGGGAGTTGTTCAGTCATACAACTGACCAACAATATATCATAATGGGAACAATATTCGTAGATAAATTAGATCCGCAATCAGGCACTACTTTAACTTTAGGATCTAGTGGTGACACAGTAACCTTAACTTCAGGAGCAAAGACTTCTGGATTTGGTAAGGTCGGACAAATAATTCAGGGATCAGCCTCTACAGCAGTAAATGTAACATCGAGTAGTTTTACTGATACAGGATTATCTGCATCTATCACACCTACTAGCACATCGAGTAAAATAATGATTCACGTATCTCAAATGTTATCTTCTGATAGAGATAATGAAGATTGTTGGTCTAGATTAAGATTAGTAAGAGATGGATCAGGATTAACAGGTCTTGAATGGTCAAAATTAGAATGGGATGAAGCTGGAGGCGTAGGTGCTGTAAAAGCTGGTGGTATAACAACTTTTTGTTACCTTGACTCCCCATCAACAACAAGTGCTGTAGAATATAAGTTACAAGGTAGCATAGGAGCTAGTGGTAGTAATGCTACTGCAAGGTTTCAAATGGGTAATGAAAGTTCATTTATACAATTAATGGAGATTTTAGATTAATGTCAAAGATACTCGTAGATACAATAGACACTAGAAGCGGAACTTCTAACTTAACTATCGGTTCAAGTAATACTTCTCAAATTACTTTAAAATCAGGAGCAACACTTACAAACTTTCCTAACAATACTCCAGCTTTTGCGGCTAATTTAGCAAGTGATTTTACAGCAACAGAAGACGCTGCTGTTAAAGTTGCTTTTGCTACAGAAAAATTTGACACTGATGGTAAGTACGATAATAGTACAAACTACAGATTCACACCTGGAGTAGCAGGTAAATATTATTGTTATTTAAGAATTGGTTTTAAAGAACATAATACATCAACGGGAAGCGTTTCAGCCGATGCTGAGATAGATGCTAGAATATACAAGAATGGTTCATCTATTTCTCACTCAGGTAATCACTCAGCAGTAAGTAGTTTACAAGGAGTTATAAGCGTGTTTACTGCTGTAATAGAAGATTTTAATACAACTGATTATATTGAAGCATATGTAGGATTACAAAACAATGATGTCAACGCAAACTTATTATCTAATGCGGCATATAATGAATTTGGAGCATTTAGGATAGGAACATAATGAGCACATTAAAAGTATCAACAATCTCGCCTCTTGGCACAGACGCTACGAAGACAATCACTCTTGGTGAAAGTGGTGGAACATTAGGTATTGCCTCAGGTGCAAAGACATCAGGTTTTGGTAAGGTGGGTCAGGTCGTCTCAACTTTTAAAAATGACACCTTTGGTACATCATCATCTTCATTAGTAGATATAACTGGTTTTAGTGCATCTATAACACCTAGTTCAACAAGTTCTAAAGTATTAATTTATGTATGTGGTGGCGTAAGTTCAGGAACTGGTGGACATAATGTTTTATTAAGTTTATTAAGAGGATCTACAGAAATAGGTCAAGGCACGGGTGGTGGCACAAGTAATAATTTTTTAATTACTAATATGGCTGCAAACTCTGATGTTATATTTTTTGGTCATCATTTTTTAGATAGCCCATCAACAACTAGTTCTACCACATACAAATTGCAAATGGCATCTACAAGTGGAACTGCACAATTAAATAGAAGAGCAGACACAAGTGCAAGAACTATGGGTTCATCAATTACACTAATGGAGATATTAGACTAATGGCAGTAACAACAATACCAACAGCGGGAATAACAGATAGTGCAGTTACAATAGCTAAGGCTTCAGGCTTTGGTAAGATTGGTCAAATGGTAACTACAACATTTACTGGCACAGAAAGCACTACAGTTAATTTATCTAGTAATGACAGTTACACAAACAGTTCTGTTGCTGCAACTATTACACCTACAGCTACATCTAGTAAAATTCTTGTTTTATGCACTATAAATGCTGGATCATCTAGTGGTAGTAATGGCTGTCATATTGGTAGATTTACTATGAATATAGGTGGTACTATTACTGCTGAATTTAGAGGAGATGCTGCTGGTAGTAGAAAAAGAAACTCATCAGGTAGAGGTAATGAATCTGCTGGTTCTGCGACAATTCTTACAAAGAATTTTAATTTTGTATTAAGTCCTAATACGACATCAGCTACTACAATAACATATCAGTTTGCAACTAGAGGTGGAGGTTCAGGAACTTCTTATATTAATAGATCGCATGATGACGGAGATTCTACAGAAGATGGCAGAACTGCATCAGCTATAACATTATTGGAGGTGTTAGCATAATGGGATACATCGGAAACCCTGCAGTACAGGGAAACTTTTCAATAATTGACGATATTAGCGGAAGCTTTAATGGTTCCAACACACAGTTTACTATAGCTGTAGGGGGCACCACACAAACAATAGGTTCACTAGCATCGCTAATGATTCATATAAATGGTGTCTATCAAGTACCAGGAACAGCCTTTACAGCGGGCTCAACATCTGG